CAGACAGCGGATTTTGAAACCTGGGTGTCTAGGTTCCCTGCCGTGAGGCAAGCGGAACTTAGAAAAGCTCAGGAGGAAAACCAACACAGAGGGTCTGAGGGTCAAGAATATTTAATTAGTAAGTCATTTGTTAAGAAAGAACTACTTCCCACCATTGATGCGTTTGGTGAGAAGGAGGTTTCCCCTAGACTGATTCAAGGATGTGATCCACACTATACTGCGATGACGGGACCGTGGGTTTGGGCGTTTACCAAGTGGCTGAGGTTGGTGTGGGACGGGTCGAACGATGCCCACATCACATATACCTCAGGGATGAACGCCAATGATTTAGGGAGGTGGTACGATGGCAGTGTTGCTATACTGGAAAGACAAGGACTTGTTGTAGCTGCGGTTGAGGACGATTGCAGCCGTTTCGACGCTACACAAGATGTTCCTGCCATTAATCATGAGGTTGAACACTACAAGTGGGCGAGAGCTCCACCTGTGGTGCGTCGGGCTTTAGAGGGCCAGGCATCAACTGAGGGGGTAACCCCGCATGGTGTGTACTACTCAGCGAAAGGAAGGCGCAGATCAGGCGTCAACAACACTTCCGGAGGAAATTCTATCGAGACGGGAGAAACCCATGGAAAATCCGTTTATGATTCTCATGCGAGGCTTGGAAAACCAGTGTTTTCTGAAGCCCACATGGTAGTCTTAGGCGATGACAATGGGATTCTCTGCTCGAAGGAGATAGCCGAGGATTTAGGGACAAACATGGGACCAGAAATAGAGCAATATGGTTTCAGACCCGCTGTGGTGGTGCACAAACACCCCAGGTTGTTGACGTTTTGTTCCGGGCGGTTCTGGCCTTCCAGCAAGGGCACCATATGGGGTCCAAAAATAGGGAGAATACTGAGCAAAGCTTTTCATGCACACAAAGTATATCCAAAGCCTGCTGATCAGGCTAAATGGCTCAAGGTAGTATGCCAAGGCCTGTCGAGAGACGTTAACCACATTCCAATTCTGAGAGCTGTTGTTGTAGTCCAACTACGATTACTTCGCAGAGTTGAAGTGGGGGCCGATGATGAGCTACCATTTGACCACAAATTTCACGCTGTTCAAGCTGGAGAGGCTACTGATGAAACGTGGGATTTGATGATGGAATTGTATGGATTAGATCAAGCTCAGATCAAAGAAGTGGAAAAGTTTATTGGCAAGGTAAATTACCTGCCGGTTGCACTTGACCACCCGTATTTGTCCCATATTTTGGAAGTAGACCTTGATATGGCAGATTGGAAGCGGGGGGAACATCATCGAGAGTTAACTGCTCCAGTAGCTCTCGTCCCAGCCAGTATGGGGATGGGAGTATTTAAGGCGGTGCGCCAAGTACTTGCGTCTGGTGTTTTCTCGACCATGGAGATGAAAGGGGCTCTCATAGATTGCTTCATATCACCCTATGTTGAAGAATTTTGTCGACATAGGTTTAAGTGGTTCACCAAGTTCGTCATTGTGGTTGAGCTGCTTTGTTCATGGTTTATCGGAGGGCAGACGCATGTCATTCGATAC